GCTGGCATTCATAGTCCATGCAGAAGAAACAGAAATATTTGTGTTACTTAGGATACTAGTTACAATTCTCAATTCACCATTAACTGCAATATTGGTACCAATTGTAATTGTTCCAAGTGAGTTTGCAATATTGAATTTGGTATTTACTCCATCCACATAAATTTTTCCGTTTGATACTGATACTGTACCAGAAATCTGGTTGATAATAGTTCTAGAAACAGATGTGTCTTTTTGTGTTATTGTTAGATTCTTATTCAAGTCTGAATAATTTACGAATCCCGATGGATGTAAAAGTTGACGGAGTACATCTTTATATCTTGTGAATTCTGTCAGAGAAGATGTTATGTAAGAATAATCCACGTAGTAATCACTACCTTGAAGTTTTCTTTCAGAACTTGACAGTATGGAATCAGATGTTGTCCAACGGCCGGATAAGGTGGAATAAGAGTTACCAACTTGAGCTGTTGCTGTTGCAGAACCATCTCCAAAGTTTGTCAAATCAACTTGTGGAATGTACTGGTAACCAGCACCACCTGATGTTACTTTAATCGATAAAATTTGGCCAGGAACAGTATCGGTAAGTGCGTTCAATCTTTCACCGTCACCTATCAAAGCTGTGATTGCAATATTAGCACCCGAACCATTAGAAGATGAAACAGTAACATTTGGAAAAGTGCCTTGTGTATAGTTAATACCACCAACAACACCCCTTGACAAAGAACCTATAGGTGCATTATTTGACCAAACTGTGCCATCACTAAATGAGAATGCCGCATTTACAGTAGCACTAGTGGAAGATGTGACTGCATTAATAAATCGTTCTTGGCTTCTAATAGTAATCTTATCTCCAACACCAGGCTCTCCTGCTGTACCAAAAGATGTTCCTGTTCCAACAATAATAGTTGAGTTATTTAAAACATTTGCAGTACCAGCAACTCTCTGAGATTGAACTTTAATCTTTGTGATTGTTCCTGAACCAGCTACTTCGGTAACCGCAGCAGCAGCGCCATATCCAAATGTACCTGGAGGATTTGAACCAAAAATAATTTCATCACCAACTTTATAATTTACTCCGCCATTATTTACATCAATTCTACCAATTGCACGGAACGATTTAATATCATAAATGGTAGAACCAAGAAGATAACGAGCACCTTCTGAATCAAGTGATGAAACATTGATAGATGTATTTGAAAACAGCACAACAGCATTGGTCATTGGGCCAAGGTCTGTAATTGTAAGTGTGGTTAATGCATCAAAAATTCTTGTATTAATATTCTCACCTGCTGGAATTACCTGTGATGGAAATCCATAATCGGCAGCTGATAAAGTTATATTTGCGTAAGTATTGATAATGTCATCAGTTAATAAAAATGAGATATTTGTATTTGCACCAGAAGTATCAACACCATCAACAGCACCAATAATTGCTGTTGTTTGTTCTTCTTGTCGTGTAATAATACTAGCTGTGTGAAAACCAGCACCACCATATTCAACAACAATACGATTGGTAACACCCGCTGTTACAGACTCAACTTCGGCCGTAGAAACGCTTGTGGCGCCGCCACCAAGAATAGTAACAGTATCACCAACATTGTATGAAGCACCAGAACCTGTAACCAGAATAGATGTTAAAATGGAGAATGTGTCCGCAACAAGTGTTATTTTTGTTCCGTTAGGGTCAATAATATCCGTTATAACTTGTTCACCATTGGTAAATAATCCACTTAAAGTTCTTTTATCAATAATCAATTCAAATGGCAAACCAAAGTTCAAACGGTCGGTAATAATACGCTTCGAAGCACTTTCAATAATAGCAGATGCGCCAGATGTTTGACCTGTAATTTTTCTATTGTTTAATAGAGTAACATCAAAATCATCATACACAACCTTAATTGTGGTATTTGAATCCGGCGCAGTATTAAAAACCAACTTTCTTGATTCTTTTCTAATCGTATAATCAGTATCAATTGTTTTTAATACATCATCAACATAAACATCAACGGCAGTAGAATCAACCTGTTGAGCCAAATAGAATGTGGTATTTGAACCTGTTCCCGTGTAGGTGCTACGAATATCGGTTTCTAACTTTAGAATATTGTCAACTGTCCATTTACCATCCGATACTCGCAGAATATTATTCTTTGGTAAAATAACATCAACTTCATCATTGAACAACATTCTGAACAACAACTTAAACGATTTTTCATTACCTCTAGAAATATAGAGGGGCAAAACATTTTTAATAAGTGTTTCTTTGTTTATTTCAACATCTCTAGGAATTAAAGAAGCAAAGTTGTTAAAGAAACTTTTTTCAAATGCGCCAATGGATACATCCACATCGGACACATATCTCATTTTTTTGCCTAAAGATAATACATCATTTTTCTGTGTTCCTTGGGCTGTTTCCATAAACTCATAGTAAGCTTCAAGAAAAGAAACAAATAACGGATATTCATCCGATACATATTCAGGTACTTGTTGTGCAACAAGTAGGGATGTTTTTAAATTGGACATTTAATTAATCGGATATTTTAGTCAAGTCAATTGTGATGGATGTAGGATCATTCTCATCAATTGTAATAATTGTATTTCTAATAGTTTCAACAATGCCTTTTTCCGACTCAAATGATAACCTTATATAACCATCATCCGAAAGAACAGATAAGATATTAATATCATAAATGTTAATTGTTCCAGAATCATAATCAATTTCACCAACATTAGTATCAACAATTTGTCTCTGTGCAGCTGAATCGTAATAAATTGTTCTAAGTGTTCCAACTCGACCATCTACAATAGCAACTGCTTTGGCACCATATCCATCACCGCCTGTAATTGTTACCACAGCTCGTGTGTAATCAGTTCCCCGATTTGTAATATTAATATTTTGAACTCTACCATTAACAATAACGGCTTCCGCTAATGCGCCAGTGCCATCACCTGTAATGGTTACCGTTGGTGCAGAGGTGTAACCAGTGCCTGCGTCAGTAACACCGATTGAAGTAACACCTGAATATGACTGTGGTATCTCATCAAGGATAACAGTTCTTTCAACACCATCCATATCCAAAACATTGAAACTTGTGGATGTTAGTTTGTTTGTGATTGTACCACGATGTAAAGGCGCATTAAAAATAATTGTATAATTTTTAGATTGATTCAATACAGGCAAAAATCTTTTCTGTAATCGCACGATTGTTTCAGAACCAATAATAGAATTCAAATTTGTAGCATCAACTGAATCTTGCATTTTAGATAGGATAAACTTAGCGCCAAATTTATTCAATTTGGAATTTCTATATCCTATAATAGCATTTCTAATGTTATTTTTAATACCATCTGCACTTACAGTTGTTTTCTTTGGATCGTATTGTATGTAATTGTTAACTAACAAATATAAGTATTCTGGATCTCTAAACTCTGTTTGAACAGAGACAATTGATTTTGGTTTAACAATATCATCCAAAATTCTTTGCTTCTCAGTTTCAGAAATATAGTAATCAGTTTTTGGTTTGATTGATATAAAAACTTTGCCATAAACTGGAGGAGTTTCTTCTTCGCCACCCCAAACTGAAATCGAGTCTAGTGATGGATAATTTTTAGTAATGTAGGATTCATAATCTTTGAAAGTAACCAACCTGTTTTGTGTAGCAAATTGAGCTACGGCATTATACTTTACTTCACTAACCGTTTCTCTGTTTGTTCCACCAGCAGCAACAGATACCGTATCAACTATAATATTAGTTAAAGCACCAATAGCAGCACTTACAGTAAAAGATGAAGCTTTATCTGCAGCTTTTCCATTTGTTGACAAGTAAGTTACATTGATAATTGCGCCATTATTAATCTTTTTACCGATAACATTGTCACCAAAATAAATCTTAAACTTACCACCTCGAGCCTCTTGTAAAAAGTACACTTCAGAAGAACCAGTAACATCTAAAATATCCGTAACTTTATTGTATATTGTTACCTGTGAATTACTTGAAGATGGTCTAACTGAAACCGAGATTGTGTTGGTATCAACGTCAGCATCTGGTATTTCAAAAATAGCTTTTGGATTTGCAGATTCATCTTGTGTGAATGAATATGCTACGAATTGTCCTTCTTTAATTTCTAAGTTCTCAAAGAAATATTTTGTTCCACTTTTAGTAACGGTCGTATCAGCCATTACATTAAAGTTATAAGTTTGATTGTCAATGGTATTGGACAACAAAACAAAACCTTTTGGTATTGTTACAGTATCTACTGTGGTACTACCAGATTCAACTGTCATATTAATCACGGCTTTAGAAGCTGATTTGGAATAAGGAACATACCCTAATGTTTTAGCATGTGATACAACAGAATCTCTCAGTAGTGCGGTATCTAAAAATGCCTCATTAGCTACCATGTTTAGATAGTATGCGTTATAGTGAGTATTGTATGCTAAAAGATTAATTAGCACATCAAGGCCTGAGCCCTCAAAGTCATAGTCCTGAAACTCAGACTGTTGTTTTAAATATGATTTTAAGTTGGTTTTGATTGTATCAAAATCAAGTTCTGCAACTTGTAGACGATTATCTGCCATTTATCGGACTCGCTCTAAGAAAAATTTGATTGCTACCGGGTCGGTTCTATTGACAATTTGAAACAATAGTTCAACTTTAAATCCATTATTATCGAAATCTGGTTTGACAATAACTTTAGAAACACTTGCTCTAGGCTCAAAATTATTAATTGTTTCTATAATTTCACGCTCAATTAAAGTTGATGTGACCATATCTAATGGTTCAAATAGAAGTTTTCTCACATTGCAACCAAGTTCTGGTTGGAACGGGACTTCATAGTGATTGGTTGAAATTAAATTCTTAATTGAATTGATAACAGCCAGTTCACCTTTATGTTTGTTGATATCTTTACGAACCGGATGAATTGCAAAATTCAAATCCAGGTCCTGCCATTCTCTGCTTGTTGTTGTTATTACTGTTGCCATTTTCTATTTATGTTACGGTTGGGCAAGCCTAGATTTTAATTTGTCGGAACCAACCAAATTATCAATTAAACTACTTTCAGATGCACCTAATGAAGCATATCTGCGGATAGATTTTGCATCGTTAACCAATTGATTTGAATTGGTATAAAAATTCTCATCATGTACTCGCCTATCACGAACTAAAGTGATTAAACTATTTGCAGTACTAGCAATAGTATTTACGGCCGCATATGATAAATTCGAGGTTTTTGTTGTAATTACATCTTCACCAACAGTTTCAGTAGTTATTGTAATGCTTGCATTGATTGTATTGGCATATGTAACAATAATATTAGCATAATCATTAATTGTATTAGCGACCAAAATACTAGTAAAACTACCCAACATAGGTGCATTATCTTCTCGGCCATCTGTTTGATATACCAGATACATCAGAGCTCGACCAATTTGCATAGCTTGTTCAAGGTGTGGTTTTGAGGCCGCATCTACGTTTGCAGTAATAGGAACAACACCAGAAATGCGATATGTGTGAGCTAAAAATTCTTCCATTTGGCCAGTATATTTTGTGGTGACAATTGGTGGATTCTCAGCATCTCCAGTTGTAACATTATATCCAGTAATAGCTTTTAAATCGAGATTAATTGTTGACCATAAAGCCGTTAGATTACCAGAACCTTGTAAACTGCTTGTGATATTAATTAGTGTGTTAGAAGACGCCCAAATAGTGTTACAAGAAGCGGCCACAGGGTTTGTATGATAACCGTTAGCATCATCATTGACCAAATCATTAACCATCCATTGATTTGGTAACAAAGCTGGTGCGGTGTTCAACTGATTAATAGCTGTGTTTGGTAGTGTGGTTATTATACCAGAGGTGTCAGTAAAATTAAAACCTGTTTTATCAAATAAAGTTGCCATAATATATCCTTAAATCATTTTTGGTATTGGCGGAGTTGTTGGGCCAAACTTAGCAAAATGGAAATGAGCATTGTGAAGTGCTGTATTTACTGTGTCTGTCATCAGCACAGCATTCATGAAACCAAAAGTTCCCAGCGGAGCTGCCACAG